TTACCGTCACTCCAATACGGCCCCACGTAGTTACCATGGCCCCAAAATGGTGCGGTTGGGTCCTCACCACCGGTGCCTTGATACTGTGTTGTTGTGTTAATCGGTTGTTTTATCATATTTATTGTTTTTATTTACGCCGACCACCACCTCAACCCCTGCCGTGAAACAGGGGGATACAGTTTACCGTCTTGTCCAGGACGTCGGAACTCTACTAACACAAGGCGTGCTCATAACCGTACTGCTTAGCTAGCAGCAAAGTACGAGACACCAGTTTAGATACCGGGAATTCCGCCGGGTGCTTGTCGCGTAAACTGTGGTACATATCCTCCAAAAACATGAACTTCTGTTTATCGTGGCGGTAGTTCTCCATATGCGAGCACAAAGCGTCGGCCAAATCCTCAAGCTTGATCACCTTTAAGTGTTCAATATGCTTGGTCCACCTTTTAGGGTAGTACTCAGGACCGTCCGCGCCCATACGCAAATCGCTAGAAAAATATTCCGCGTGATACATAGATTCACGCTCGTGGATTTCCATCTCAATACCCAAATCAGCTGCGCTAGCTACGTACTTGTCGACACCGCCAGGGACTGGTTCCTGGTTCACGTCGTCACCTCCAGCAACAATGCTGAGAGCTAGGATCTCTTCGTCTGAGAGACCGAGGTGAATGCAAGTCATAACATGTGTGGCTAACTGAGCGATGGAGTTACCACCAATGGTGAAGAACCATCCGCTCTTCATAATGCCAGACGATTTAGGAGTGTACACCGCGCCATCAGATGTGCGGTACACAGTCTTCTCGAAAATGTCTTCAAAACAACCATCAATGTCTGCAAGATATCCGTCGAACTGCTCATCATCCCACTTAGGGTGACGGACAGCTAAGTGTTTGACTACGTCACGCGTTACGGCGGCGACCCATGGGAACATCATGTAGTCCCAATTAGTCTTATCACTTTCCCACACTGGGCCGGGGATGCAAGACGCTAAATGTTCGATGTGACCAGGATTACCTGGTGCAAAAGCGTACTTAACCGGGATCTTCTTCCACTGTTTAACCAAATTTATCGACAAATTTTTAAACACCGATGCGTGTTTTACCGTGGTCTCGAGGGGGAGGTTCACTACAATGCGAGGCATGCCGTTAGCGAGTTTCTTTCGTTTAGTAGGTTCACCCTTGATGATTACCTTACCTTCGATGCGCTCCTTGCACCACTCGTT